TGCGCCAACTGAATCAATGCGCCACGAGCCTCGTGACCTGAAGAGGCGTTAATCAATAATGCAGACGCTACGCCTTCGGTAAAGTCTCTGACCTCGCCTTGTGATACACCAAGCGCATGAGCCGCAAGCGTTGTTCTGGCGTACAGCTTGGTTAAGGCATCCAATGGTTGACGCATTTTCTGGGCTATATCGAATACGCTTTGTACGGACTGCTGCAAGTCGCCATGACCATCTAAAGCAATTCTTATTTGAGAGTTTGCGCGTGTCCACGCATCAGCGTACAGAATGATCTTACGAACAGATAATACGCCTGCAACACCGGCTAATGCGCGTGTCAATAATGCAAGCCCACCGCCTGACCGATCAGCAGCCGCGCCCAAGCTTAGAATGCTGCGCTGCGCTTGCTTGGTGCCGCGCTCGGTAACAACTATATCAATGCGTTCGGTTGCCATTACACTACTCTAAAGTTAAAAGATTTAGCCGTTTTATCCCAAAATGACTGACTTTGAGATAACGCTTTAACAATACTATCATTTACCCAAAACGGGGGCTGCTGCCGAGTAGGAAACGGTGTGCGCTGGTGATTAAGATAGCCGATATAGCGGATGTTGTTAAAGATGTGGATGTCCTGACCGGGGGTGGCTCGACGAATGGCCGCTAACATGGGCGACAATGTGGCAAGGCCGCCTTTGTCAATAGTGGTTGGCACCACATCATCCTTATCCCCAGCGCGCCAGCTTCCTTTTGCCAATCCGGTATCAACAGGTGTTCTAATAACAATAGGGGCAGAAATGGCAGAAGCCGCCGCAATCTTGAACGCATTACCACGCTTGGTAAATTTAAACCGCTTTTCCGTCTTTAACGCCCTACCAAATGCAGCTAATGACTTATGAACTGGCATGATGCCCCACAAATTTATCGTCCAACGCCCGAATAATCGACACGAATTCGTTAAATTGTAATCCACGCAATTCGTATTGATCGGCGTAACTTTTAATGGCTGTCCAAGGGATATGTCCTATCGACATTCCAGTCGAACGGCATGTGTTTAAGTCCCAAAAAGCATACCAGTAAAAATCACACTCAGGCCACAAGGTCGGCATGTTCTGAATGAACTCAGGATAATCCTGACCACGCTCATCACACGCCTCTATCAACCACAAATCCTTCCCGTGCCTTAAGTGAAACTCAAGACACGCTATTAGTTTCCCTCAATTTCCATCTTAAAGGTGTCATCTTGAGCCGCTGCATCAGCAAGCTTCAGGTAAAGACCTCGACCAGCCTTGGAATTAAGCATCTCAAAACAAGCACTGACAGAAAAAGGAACAACCTTTCCGTCGTCATCCTTAACACCATCCCAGCCAACAACGACTGTTTTGCAGAAAATCTGAATATCCTCTTCAAGCGTACCACCCAGCAGACCGTCTTTCTTGGCTACTGAGTTTTTCTTCCCGCGAGCCACGCTCAAAACCGCTTTGCGGTATTCTGGGTTGGCCATATTCATTGGCCTGAGAACTATACCAAAAGAACCGCAATCAATTCGTGTTTCGTCAGCCCGATCAAACTCGGTTAATATATTACTAAAGCCCATATCTTCTCTCTCTTATTTTTTATGATGGATAATGTGGGAAATGCGTAATACCAATAGATGTTCCTAAAACGGCATCCTGGAACGCCTCGCCATTTAGATTAATTTTTACAGTTTCATTCACCGTAAACTCTTTTGCACCGTCGCCCAAAGTCATCGACGGAATATCAAAGCCAATAGCACCATCAGGATTCTTCAGGATGAAGTCCATAGTAACGGTACTGTTGTTTCTGATCTCGGTAACAACATCAACATTGGTGAAGAGAATCTGAATCTCACCAGTGACGACAAAGTTGCCAAAGTTCATAAAGGCGGCCCCTAGCGAGCCAATAACCTTTTCAGCAGTAACTTCGTTGCTCAACACAAGGTTGACAGACTTAACGTATGTAGACAACTCGGTCTCGTCTGACTCCTGTAGCCGAACACGGATAACATCAGCAGTCGTGTTAACTGGCTCAACACGATCTGGGTCATAATGCGTTCCGGTTTTAGCTGTCGTTACGGGGTTCTCTGTATCCGCACCAATGAATCCATAAGAAATGGTGGACTTGTCGGTTAGCGGTACGTTAATGGTCATCTCGTTACAGAAATTACCAATAGCGTATTCATAAGCATCGGCGACATCAAGTCCAGGATAGAACGCTTCAAACTGGAATGATGTTTCAGCATACAAAGGATCGGTAATCGCAACGTTCTTCAGGAACGGTCCGAATATCAATTGAATTGTCTTGCCAGCACCGGCATCAGTCACAAATGTTGTCGGTGTTTTGTCAATAACGATAGCATTGGTAGCAACAGATACTACGCGCACAGCACCCCTGTTGGCTGCTGTTGCAAAGTTAAGGTTGGTGTCAGTTGATACGCCACCTACATGAAGCAACTGTCCGGCTTTCAATCCCAATGTGGTGAAATCAAGCGTAGTTGAAGTAATACTGACAACAGGACCAGTCACGTCAATCTCAATATCACCAGAAGCACCCTGCACGCCGCAAACTTCCAGTCTTGGATTTCCTGTTGGAGTTTCAGCCGTCAGGCCACCAGAAATCTCTATGTCAGTAGTTGTGGCACCAGCGCCAACCACATGCAAGCCATTGTTGGCAGCATTGTCAAAGCCACGCGCAAAAACCAGCGTGTCGGCAGCCAGGTCGCCATTAGCGGCAACGATGAAGTCAGTTGCGGTGACTGATGTCGGTGTATACTCAAACATGACCGAGCGATCAAAGGATGAGAAGACAAAGCCTTCGGTGAAATCCTGAACCGCTGAGATAGTAGTGTCAGCCTCAAACTCAACAGAAGAATCGAGGTCAGTAATAAATGACTTCTGGTTCTGCCTTGTTGGGCTGATAGGTGATCGTTGAGTTTTCGAGATCGATGACCCGAAAGTTGAAATATCATTTGGCTGTAAATTATACCATTCTGTCGGATCGGCCTTGAAAGTTGGCTCAACGCCGTATGCCATCGTGACCTTATTGGTCTTTACATCACCCATTTTGTTTCTCTCCTAAGTTGTTCACGCGACATCAAAGTAGCGATATTCAAAGTTTACATCCCTCGAAAAGAACGCGCCATCTTTTACGAATGACCGCCCTATCGTACCGAACAAGATATGTATTCCTCCCATATCTTTTCCGCGAAATGCTGTTAAAGCCAACTGGCTCAGTTCATTTAATCTATTCATACCCTTGTTCATATCAACATTGACCGATATGACTAGCTGACCTCGGTATTCAAAGCGCCGGTTGTTCTCCGCACCCATACTTTCCTGTCCGCCAGATTGACCGTCCATGCTGATTTCTGCGTATTCTTTATGCTGCTCAGGTCTGAATGTCCTGTTCATGTGTGCAACGGGTGTCGCATTATTCCACGACGACATGAATTGCGTCATAATCAGATCGAAAGCTTGATCTTCAGTCATTTAAGACCCCTAACCTGGCAGCGGTAACAAATGATTTGGTTATTAATCCGGTATTCCTTTATGGCAATAATCTGCAAAGGAACAGAATCATTGTTAATCTCTTCCTCTGCTGATTCATAAATCAGGCATCCTTCATGGATATCCGTAGCTAACTCATGCGTACTGATATAAGCCCTTTGATCGCCTCTAAGGATATTAGCATCATCGATAAACTGTTGCTCGTATGCCACCACAACACCTGTAGCCTCGTAACAATCTCCAAGGAATACAGATTCGCTTTCCCACTCGTCATCATTAGGCATATCTTTGGGAACGCTGATGGTGACAGTGCCGCCAATAGCGGCAAGCATCAAGGCGATCTCTCTTGCGTGACTACTCGGTACCATCGTAGAGTCCTGAATTAGTGTAATCCAAGATTCCACGCCTGAACGCTGACGGCACCTTATCTTCATCTTCGCGCTGAGTCATTATTTCAGACACAGATATGCCAGTCACAACAGGTGATACCGCTGCCGATGTGCCAAGCTCCTTGGCTTGCGACATCAGACTCTCGGCGAGATTGGAATAAGCCTCGGCCCTGCTGGTATATGATATGGTTATACCATCTATCTCAACATCGGCTAACCTTGCATACTCCTGCGCCTTGCCTCTTGCCAACAACACGGCAGCCTCATAAGGGTCAGAGCCAGCCATATCCAGAGCCAACAAAACATCGTCATCACAAAATATCGTTTCTTCCTGCGAGGTGTCACCAAGAAGCAGTCTTACTTTAGATAAAAGGCCCATCTATATGCCCTCCGG